TGCCGAATAATTCTATCATAGTTTTAATTTTTGAACAAATATAAAAAAAATATAATATAGTTATGACAAAAGATATACCAATCTATAAAATTACGATAGAGCCTGAGTATTCAGATGGTGAAGAGTTAGGGATTGAGCAAATAGCTTTTACCTCTACTCCTGCTATTGTTACTAAAGGGATGGCATTTGATGAACACAAAAAATTGTTTTTCTCAGATGACCTAAAGTATAGAGTGGTAGCACCTGCCATGATTCCAATGGAGATATATAGGAATGATGAGAATGATGAAGAGTACTATGTGCAATTTACAGCTGAGACTATTGAGCAGATTCATTCTAAGTTTATGCAAGACCTTACTAATCGTAATGTATTTAACCTAGAGCATGATACTGATAAGACTGTACCTGCTTATGTACTTGAGGCATGGATAGTAGAAGATCCTAAGAAAGATAAAGCCTACTCAAGCTATGGTATTGAAGTACCTAAAGGCACATTAATGGTAACAGCTCAGGTAACTGATAAAGAGTACTATAATGAGCTAGTAAAGAATGAGCAGATAGGTTTCTCTATAGAGGGATTCTTAGGCTTAAAACTAAGTAAACAATTAAATAAATATAATATGAAGTTACCTGATGGAGAACATCTAATCGAAGGTAAGATCTACATCGTTGTTGATGGAGAAGTTACTGAGATTAAAGATGTGCCTGTTGCTGCTGAAGAGGAGATAACAGAAGAGATTGCACTAGAGACAGTAGTAGAAGAGGAAGTAATAGAGGAGACACCTGCCACAGAAGAGATGGCTATTGATCCTGCTGCTGATGCTGAAGCTATCTTAGCTATAGTTCAACCTGTAATTGATGAGCAAATCAATGCTATTATAGCAATGATAGCTGATCTAAGAAATCATATGGAAGAGGTGATGGCTGAGGGTAAGGAAGTAGTAGAAGTAGAAGCTACTAAACTTACACAGCATGACAAATTCAGTATGGTAAGTAAATTTTTAAACAATAATAACTAAATAAAAAACAAAAAAAATGAGCAAAAAATTAAGATTTGACTTGGATATTGATGCAACTGCATTATTACAAGCTAACAGCGAAGCATTCTATAGCCGAGCTTATTTGAATGAGGAAGTAGTAGATAACTATCGTACACTACCAGGTGTTAAATTTAAGACTAAGATTTCTAATGTTGTCTTTGGACAGGTATTGCAGGCAGAGAACTGCGGATGGAACGCTTCAACTGATGAACTTGCATCTGTAGAGATTGATGTATGTGGATTATCAGCAATGGCAGAGATTTGTCAATTTGATTTAGAGCAGTCTTTTGTATCATTACAAATGACTAAAGGATCTAATGGTGATTTCACTGTTGCATCTTTCATGGATTACTATTGGAATGAGATGTCTAAGACAATCGCTGAGAACATTGAGAAATTACGTTGGTCAGGTGATACTACATCAGGTACTCCTGCTCTTGCTTTATGTGATGGATATAAGAAGTCACTAGTAGCTGATGCTGCTAATGTAATTGAAGTAGGTGGAGCTACACCTCCAGCTGTTAATGCAGGAAATGTACTTGCTACATTGGCTACAGTTTATGCTGCTATCCCTCCTGCTGTAATTGCTAATCAAGAGGAGCTAAGAATCTATGTATCTTCTCCTGTAGCTACTGCTTATCGTGCTGCTGTTGCTGCATCTAACACTCTAGCTAACTTGACTCAAGCATTAGACTTTACTTATCTTGGAATTAAGATGGTATTATGTCCTGGAATGCTTAGTAAGTCTACTATTGTTGCTTCACCTAGAGGGAATTTCTTATATGCATTTGATGCTGAAGGTGATGGTAAAGCATTACGAGCTATCAATTTAGCTGATACTGTTGCTACACCTGTAATCAGAACTCGTGCTAACATGAAAGTAGGATTTACTCACGTTAATGGTAATGAGATTGTATTCTACAACTCTGCATCTTAATTAACTAATTTATAAATCTAAGGGAGTGCAAGCTCCCTTTACTTAAAATATATACAATGAGCTGTGAAGCGTTACAAAACATCGCAAAAACCTGTGATAATAATACAGGAGGAATAAGACAAGTATGGATTAATCAGCAAGAGGGAGTTACAGCTACTACAGTAGCACAAGGAGCTTGGATAGTATCTGCTATAACTACTACTCCATTTGCTACATTTGAAATCAATAGAAATACAGGTAACTATACAGAAGATACTGCAGTAGACCTAATTAACGGATCTACATTTGTAACTCAGACTATTACTTTAATGTTCAATAGAAGAGACAAAGAGAAGTCAGAAGCTATCCATGTACTAGGAGCAGGTCAGCAATATTTAGCTGCTGTTGTTAAAGATGCAAATGGTAAGTATTGGTACTTTGAGAATCTACAATTAACTGCTACAGGTGAAGGATCAGGCACAGCTCGTGCGGATGGTTCTAAGTACAGTGTTACACTTTTAGCGGAGTCAGACCACCTGTGTTATGAAATAGATTCTACTCTAGTAGTAGCACCTGGTTTTCCAAGTATATAATACTTAACACCCTAATAATTAAAGCTCTGCATATTGTAGAGCTTTTTTTTTAAACATTTTTCTAGTCTGTTATAATATAGTTATATGATATACATTAAAAAAGATGAGGTCAATCAGATTATACTTACTCTAACTGAGGTAAGTAATATACCTAATCCTTATTATTTGTTTGTCTTTCAGAATGAAATGGACAAACTTTCCGCACCTATTACATTCTACACTGCTGATAGCTCAGCTTATCCTGAAAGATTCAATCAGTTTTTATTGGATGAGCCTGTAGATTTGGAACTAATCAAAGGACAATATACATATCAAATCTATGAGTCACATATCACACCTCCAACTATTGCTAACTCTACAGGGGGTGTGATTGAAGAGGGTAGGATGGTAGTAAGTGGACCAATAGTACAATCAATTTATGAGTAATTATGGCATTAAAAGACTTTTTTAAAACAGTAAAGCATGAAATAGTAGAGGGATATCAATCATTCTCTACTCCATTCCTAAAGGTGGGAGGTGCAAATCTAACTCTACCCTATGTTAATGGTAGGAATCAGACTAATGGATATATTCCATTTGGGCAGGATAACCTATTCCCTGAGCTACTCAATCAAATTTTCTATTCTAGTCCACTGCATGGGTCAATAGTGGGTTATAAAGTGAATGCAGCTGTAGGTGGTGGATTTAATATAGTGGCTGATAGACTTACACCTCAAGATAAGCTAGAGCTATATACACTAGAGAGAAAATTAAACATAAAAAAGGTAGTACCTGCTGTAACTCAGCAACTAATACTGCATAATAGAGTATATTTTAAGTTATGTTTTGATGATAAGATGAAGCTCACAAAGATAGTCAATCTATCTCCTGAGAAACTTAGAGTAAACTTAGATAGAAAGAGATACTATATCTGTGATGATTGGGCTAGTAGGATTGGAGTACAGGAGATAAGGAGATATACTCCTACCTCTAGAGATTATGAGCAGTTATTCGTGTATGAGGTAGAATGTATTGGGCAGGATTACTATCCATTACCTCAATACACCTCAGCACTTAACTTTGCATTCCTATCAGGTGAGCTTAGCTACTTTGCTAAAAGTAATATCCAAAATTCAGTATTCCCTAGCTTTGCTATGATGTTCCCTAAAAGACCTCAGTCTGAGGAGGAGAAGAACATGATAAGAAATACTATTGATAGATTGAAAGGTGCTGCTAATGCAGGTAAAGCTGTAGCATTTTTTGCTAACTCAGCAGACCAATTACCTAAGATAGAGTCACTACCTACCAATGGTAATGATAGTCTATTTCAAGAGGCATCACAACTGAACACTGAGCAGATTTGCTTTAGTCACACTATAGATCCTATACTTATGGGTATTCGTACTACAGGCTCACTAGGTAATGGCTCAGATATTAAGCAGGCTTATATCATATTTGAGAAAAATGTAGTAATGCCATTGAGAGATATGGTAGCTGACATCTTTAATGAGCTACTATTCATAGCTAAGATAGATGCAGATTTTACTATTAATAACTATCAGATAATTAACGAGGCAATTGTAGAACTTGAGGGAGATACCTCTAAGACTAATGATGCACTTAATACATTGAATCCTGCAGTAGCTGCTAAAGTCTTAGAGAATATGTCTAAAAATGAAATTAGAGCCTTAGCATCTTTACCTCCATTGAATGATACACCAACACCAACAATCTGATGCTATACTTTATAACAGAAACATATCTAAAGAATAACACACCCATC